CGCGGCGTTCCTCGGCTCTATCCCGGCAATAGAAACGCCGTGGGACGAGGCTTTTCACCGGCTCTGTTGCTCCATTCTCAAAGAGCGCGGCGGTCAAGGCCGCTACATAACGACGGGCGTTCGTTGGGCTGAAAGCGCCGCGAGAAAGAAAAACCGGGGCATTTTCGAGAACGGACACTCTAACCCGGAGAAAAGAGTCATTCTCAACAACGACAACGACGACCGGCGGCGACTCTTTGAAACGTGCATGAGACAGCACAAAGCCGTATGCAATCCCATTATTGATTGGTCGGACGCGGACGTATGGGACTATATCGAGTCCGAAAAAATCCCGGTCAATCCGCTTTACGAGTGCGGCTTTTCCCGTGTCGGGTGCGTCGGGTGTCCTATGGCGGGTACGCAAGGCAGACAAAAGGAGTTTAGCCGCTATCCGAAATACCAAGACGCATATATCCGCGCTTTCGACAAGATGCTCGAGGAGCGGAAACGCCGAGGAAAAATGCAAGGCACATGGAGAGCGGGAACGACAGGCCGCGACATTTTCCATTGGTGGATGGAGGACGGGGTGCTCCCCGGACAAATGGAGTTCGACGACCTCTTATTAGAGGAGGACGAGGAATGGTAGGCGCTGACTTTACCCGCACTTGCGAGGGGTGCGAGCACGTCGTAGCGGAGCCGTGGTCGAAAGACACGCTCTCCTATCGGTGCTTTGCTCCCGGCAGATGCAAGGGGCGTGTCGTCGGCGTGAAACGCTTTGACCCGTATATCCCGGCATGGTGTCCCAAATTATCGAAAAATGGAGGAGTGAAACAATGAGCGAAACGAGTTCGAGAGTCCGGCTTATGGCAAACTTGCAAGCCGCCGTCGCGGAGGCCGTCTCCGGCACAATGGAGGAGCGCGGGCGCGGCTTCGCCTCTGACCGCGAGGCATGGGCGGAGTTAAAAGAGTGCATCGAGCGCACAAAGCAGATGCACACCGACATTGAGAAAGTCCACAAGGAAATGTGGAGCGCGGTCAAGGACAGGAACGAGGACGCTTTCGCCGCGCTCTCGCAGGAGTTCGAGCGGAGCTCCCGTATTCTCGCCGAGGAGTGGGCGCAAACGTCCGCCCTCGCAAAAATCGCCGTTATCAGCGAGTCGAACGATTGAGGAGGTCGCACAAATGAAAAAGCTCTATTCTAAGAAGCTCGGCGGCGAGGCGTTCGCCCTCGACGCGGCGCAACTGGACATTCTGAAAAAGGCCGGTTATACCGTGCCGAGCCCCGAGGAGGTTATCGCAGACGCGGCGGCGGTCAAAATCAAGCCGCCGGAGGGTGCTCGGGCGTATGTCGTCTTTGATTTCAAGACCGGCGCTTTCGCCGTCCGCACTCGGACGCAGACACTCACCGATAACGAGGTCGGCGGCTTCGTCGGCGAGGTCGTCTCGGCGGCTATCATGAGTAATTTCGTCGAGCGGGCAGACCCGGACAGGCCGAAAGGAGCGGCTCCGGCGGCTTCGGCGACGGCCTCTCCCCTCGTGAATATGCTCCGAGCCGCTTTCCTCCGGGCGGCGAGCGATAAAGCTCCGGCGGCGGACAAGCCCACGGAGGCGGCAGATACGCCGGAGGTCGTCGAATGATTAAGCTCGGCGACTGCATCACGGTAAAGCCCGCGACGTTCGACGTTCCGGGCAAGGACGGCAAGCCGAAAGCAATCCCCGGGACCGTCGTCTACGTTCATCCCGCCGGGCGATATTGTGTCCTCGAGTTTGACGTAGGTAGACGCGAGCCCGTGACTATCCGAGAGAGCTTTCAGCTTATCGACGGGAGGGTAGCAGAATGAAGCACGAGCAATCAGCACCGGCGGGATACCGCCCGCGCTTTGCCGGGACGATGAAATTATACCTCGTCCGTCATAAGGAATACGGCGAGCTCACCGTAAACGGCGTGAACAAATACGAGGCCGTACACGCCGCCGCCCGCAAGTGGGGCGTTCGGTGGACGGCAATCGCCCGGGAGTGCGAGTATATCGTGCTCGCCGAGGATACGCCGGAGGGCGGCAGACCATGACGAGGCAGGAGCGGCGGAAACGTCGCAGACAGCGCCGCCGCCGGATGCAAGCCGGTATCCTCCTCTCGCTCGTCCTCGTGCTGGGGCTTATTATCGCACTCCGGGCGGGCAAGGAGCGGGAGACGCTCGAGCAGGAAATCCCGCTCGCGGCGGAACGGCAAACGCTGGCATACATAGCCCCGGCTCCGGCCTTGCCGGATACGGCGGCGGAGGAAACGCCGGAGGAGCCCGAGGAGCCGCCGGTAGAGCCGGAGCCCGAGAACAGATACGCGGAGCTCCATTTCAGCGACGAGGACGTTTATATCCTTGCTTGCCTCGTCTACCACGAGGCGCGCGGCGAGATCTTCGAGGGACAAGTCGCCGTCGTCGAGGTCGTTCTAAACCGTATGCTCTCCGACTATTTCCCGGATACGGTCGAGGAGGTCGTATTTCAGAAATACGGCGACGTATGGCAATTCTCCCCCGCTCCGTACCTCTACTCGGCGGAGCCGGACAAGGAACAATATCTCGCGGTGCATACCGCCATAGAGGAGCGAGAGCACATTCTTTCAGAGGATACGGTCTATTTTTCGACCGCGCCTTATAACGAGAGCGTCGACATGATTATCGGCAATCACTATTTCTGTAAAATCTTTTGAACGGAGGAAAAGACGATGCAACTCATTACCACAAGGAACAAGGAAATCTCTTTCGTGGAGCTCAAAAAGGCCATTTCGAGCGGGAACGGCCTCGAGCTTATCCGCCCGGGCGACAAGTTCGCTATCGAGCTCAAGAACGGCGAGCACGTCAACGCCGTTTGCGGCGGATATGTCAACGAGAAGCGCGCCCGCTTCGTCCTCGAGGACTGCCTCGCGGATAAGTGGCGCATGAACGACACGCCGACCAACAAGGGCGGATACCTCAAGAGCGAGGGGCGGCGACACGTCCTCGAGGATATTCTCCCGCTTTTCCCGGACGAGCTTGCGGAGGCGTTCGAGCCTCGTTTCATGTCCGAGGAAATCGACGGAGAACGTCACGAGTACGCGGATACTCTATGGATACCCTCCGCGACCGACGTTTTCGGCGCGGGTGATTGGTGGAACGAGGAGCCGGACAGCGTTCAACTTGAGATTTTCAAGCGTGAGCGCAACCGCGTGAAAGAGCGCGTCGGAGATGGGACGTGGTTTTGGTGGCTCCGTTCTCCGAGTGCGGGCAACTCCGTCCGTTTCGTGCGTGTGTACACCGACGGGACAGTCTACGACCGCGCCGCGGACTATTCCATCGGCTTCGCGCCCGGCTTTGACCTGTAAAATTCGGAATTAAAAAGCTCCCCGGCTCAATGCCGGGGAGCAAGCCACAAGGAGGCTCATACCATGAAAAAAATATCGGAAATGACTCCCGACGAGGCGCTCACGGAGCAGGCTCTCGCGGTATTCAAACGCAGACTCGAGCAAGCGAGAAAAAAGGCCGTCGAAAGCGCCGCCGCCACAAAAGCGGTATTCGATGCTCTCGAGGATATGTGCATCGAACCGGGCGAAATCCCGTCGGCGGCGGAAAACGCCGAAAATCTCGAGGAGGCTATTTGCTGTTTCATCGACTGCGGCGAATATTCCGTATCCGGCATTATGCGGGAAGTTCGCGCGGCCTATAAGGAGGCCGAGGAATGATACGCCGCCGGAAATCAAACCTCCCGAAATGGCGGTACGAGTTCGATTGCCGGAAATGCGACAACATTCGAGAGGTACACGACCCGCGCAAGGGCAGAGACGGCGATTACTGCATCCCGTGCATAGAGCGCATGGACAGCCGCCGCCCGAGCCCGATACACGCAGACGAAAAAGAGCGCGTCCTCCGTTGCGAGTGCTTTACGCCTATCCCGGAGGACGAGGAGGAGAAAAAATGAACTTTCCGAAATTATACGAGTGCGACCCGCAGAAAAATACCGAGTGCAACAAGCGAAATTGTGGAAATCCGTGCAAATACACGACGCGAAAAGAGTTTTCCCGTGAGCCGTCCGAGAAAATGACCCCGGAACTCGCGTTTATGGTGCTGGACGTGACTCGCCGTGAACGTTGCGAGGATACGCCGCGCACTCGGGCGGCGTGTAACGTGGCACAAGGAGCCCTCTATCTGCAAATGAAAGCGAGCCCGTACCCCGACGGCGACGAGAACGTTTTAGCTTGTCAGAACTGTAAAAGCGGAGAATATCTCTACAACGAGGACGGCAATCGTAACAGCTTTTGCGGACAATGCGGAAAGGCTATTGATTGGGGCGAGGAGGCGGACACATGAGGCGCAAAAAGAAAAGCCGCCTCGCGGCGGCGGAGTTCCTCGCCGTGCTTATCGTGACGGCGGTCGTTTTCGCAAAGGGCTTGAGCGCGGCGCTCGCGTGGCGAGGCTATAAGGCCGTCGGAGGCGAGTTCATGCTCTTGCTCCTACCTATTATATATTATGAGGCAAAGCGGATTATCCTCGATTTCGTGGCGGACTTCGTAGAACTTTACCGCCGCGCGGAGGACTGAAAATGCAGGACAGAAAAAGAGAAACCGCCGACGCTTTGCAGAACGTCGGCGGGGACTCGTCCCGGAAAAGACGAGCGATTACTCATACCTTTATTATTATAGCACTCTCCGGGACGGTATGCAAGGACAAAAAATCGAGCGCAAAGCGCGTTTTTACGGGCTCGTATGGAATATTAACAAACCGACCATAGACGAGCTCTCGTTGGAGGGTATCACATGAGAACAGTTTACCGAGAGAAACGCTATTATTGCGGTGAGTATCTCGACGTATATATCTACCCGACCTATACACAGGCTCGGAGCAGAGGCAAGCGGAGCAAGCCGACCTCCGCCGCTCAAAAGAAACTCAACCAGCGGCACAGAGAGGAGAAGCTCGTCCGCCTCCTCCATGCGAACTTTACGCCGGACGACCTCGAAATCCATTTGACCTATCAGCACCAGCCGGAAAGCCCCGAGGAGGCGCAACGCCTTTTACGGAATTATATCCGCCGGGTGCAGAGAGCGCGGAAAAAGCAAGGGCTCCCGCCGCTCAAGTACATAGCCGTTACGGAAAAGGGCTCCAAGAATGGGCGCTATCATCATCACGTCACGCTATCCGGCGGAATGGATAGAGACGACCTCGAAAACCTTTGGGGGCTCGGCTATGCGAACTCCCGCCGCTTGCAGTTCACAGAGAGCGGCCTCGCCGGGCTCGGTCATTACATCGTCAAGAGCCCGCTTTACACTCGGGCGTGGAACGCCTCGAAAAATCTTATCGACCCGGAGCCGAAAACACGGGACGGGCGTATCTCCGGCAAGCGCGCCGAGGAGCTCTCCCGGGACACGACCAACAACGCCGAGTATGAAAAGCTCTATCCGGGCTATTTCCTCGCGGATGCTGGCGCATGGCACAACGACGTAAACGGAGGGAAATATATCGTCGCCCGCTTTTACCGGCGGGACGGTGTATTTATAAAACCGAAACGGAGGAAACGAAAATGACAGTAAACGAGTTTGCAAAGGAAGTCCACGAGAACGCGGTCGCGCATGGATGGTGGGAGACGGCTCGGAGCTTTCCCGAGGTCGCCGCGCTCATTCATTCGGAAGTCTCGGAGGCGCTCGAGGAGTGGCGCGACGGAAATCCGGCTATCTATGGGTGTTGCGGCATCCCGGGCGGAGTCTGCGAGTTTGAGGGCTCTTGCGACAAGGACGAGAAAACCGGCACTTGCAAGCCGGAGGGAGTCGCCGTCGAGCTTTGCGACGCGATTATCCGTATTCTCGATTACCTCGCCTATATGGGCGTGGACGTTGAGGCCGTTCTCATGGCAAAGCATGAGTACAACAAGGGGCGCGAATACCGCCACGGAGGGAAACGCGCCTAAACCACGATAACGCACGAGGAGGGCGAGCTAATGATTAACTATTTCGAGGCGGCGGAGAAAACTCTCCGCGCTCGCGGCTTGCTCGAGACGGCTTTAGGCAATCTCGAGCGGAAAAAGGAGCGCATTTTACGATACGGCGCGCCGTCGGAGTATCCGTCGGCGGATATGTCCAAGCCGTACACGGGCGCGAAATCTGTAAACGACGCGCTCGCGGACTGCCTCGAGCTCGCCGAGGTTATGCGGGAAATCCAAGTTACCCGGGATAAGGTCGAGGAAATCGACGACGTGCTCGCGCAGATGGACGAGGCCGACGCGCGTATCCTCCGGCTTTGGTACATCGAGCGCAAGAGCAAGGAAGAAATCGCCGAGGCCGTATGCTACGCCTCGCCTACGTCCATCTACGACCAGCGCAACAAAGCTCTTGTGCGCTTCGCTCTCCTCTACTTCGGCGCGGGGGCTATGCCGTCCATGTAAGGCGCTTTCTCGCTTATTCTCATGTATTGAAAAAAAGGTGTATGGAAACTTGCATTTTCCCCGTGCTATCATTGAGGCGTAAAGAGAGGTCGAGGGAAACCTCGCCGCCGTGCGCCCTACATGGTCGAGCCCTTGCGCTTATGCGTGAGGACGCTTGAGGCCGTGCGGGGCGTTCTCTTTACCCATTCGGAGGCGGAGAGCATGAGAGAGTTTGCAAAAGCGTTTTACGAGTCTCCGGCATGGAGACGCACACGAGCGTATATTCTCAAGCGCGACGCGGGGCTATGCGTCCATTGTGGCGAGCCCGGCGTTATCGTGCATCACAAGATAGAGCTCACGCCGAGGAACATCGACGACCCGGCAATCGCGCTCGGCGAGGATAACCTCGAGACAGTTTGCCGGACGTGTCACGCATTGATACACGAGGGAACGCCGCCGCTTGCCGACGGCCTCGCTTTCGATGCAGACGGAAATATTATCACAGCGCCACATACCCCCCGGGGTGCGCCGAAATAGATACCCGGTAAGTAACCGCGCCTCAATCC